CCCCTGCTGCAACTCAAGCTGCTACCTTCATTCCTGGACTTGTTTCAGCATGCGTTGAAACTCGGCACCTACCGGGCATCAGACCGTGTGTTCGAATACACGCGGAGCAAGACGCGCATCATCTTCGGCTCGGCAACACACCCGGAGTCGCTGGAGTCGGCCACGGCGAGGGCGGCTGTGCTCGACGAATGCGGGCAGGATGCCTTCAAGTTGCAATCCTGGGAGGCGGTACAGCGCCGACTGTCATTGCATCAGGGCCGAGTGTTAGGCGGCACAACCGTATACAATGTGGGCTGGCTCAAGTTCCGCGTCTACGATCCCTGGCTGGCGGGCGACCCCGACATCGCCGTGATCCAGTTTCCGAGCATCACCAATCCGGCATTCCCGCAGGCGGAGTTCGAGCGGGCACGCCAGAAATTTGCATCCTGGAAATTCAAGATGTTCTACCTGGGTCAGTTCGACCGGCCGCCCGGCCTGATCTACTCGGATTATATGGATGCCTACCGCGAGGATGGCGGGCACCTGGTGCATCCGTTCGACTTGCCGGCCGCGTGGCCTCGCCACGTCGGCATAGACCCCGGTGCAGTGAACACGGCCAGTATCTGGATGGCGCACGACCCAGGGGTGGACATATATTATGCCTACCATGAGTCGCTGGAAGGCGGCAAGACGACGGCAGAGCATGTGGCGCAAGCATTGGCACTGGCGCAAAGTGTGAACATGCAGACATGGCACCTGGGCGCGAAGTCTGAGACACAACAGCGCATGGACTGGCGGGCGGCTGGCGTCGCTGCGCTGGCGCCACTTGTCGACGATGTAGCAGCGGGGATTGATAGGGTGATCGAGTTATTCAAGACGAAGCGGCTATTCGTGTTCGATACTTGCCATGGCCTCCGCGACGAGCTAGGCAGCTACAGCCGCGAAGTGGGCGATGATGGCCAGGTGATCGATATGATCAGGGACAAACGCGATTACCACCGACTGGATGCACTGAGGTATGTCTGCACTGGCCTCATGTCTCCCGCGGCTTTTACCATCGAGGAATACTGATATGCCGATCAACTACAACGACGAGGCGCGAATCGCCTATCTCAAATGGCTGGCAGCCGAGGACGCCGATGAGGAGAAGATGATCCGCACAGTGCGCGATTACGCTTCCGGTCGGCAACCGAGCTACCTCACCGATCGGCAGAAAGAATTCCTCGGGCTGAAAGCGCGCAACACGAAATACCTCTATGCCCACAATCTCTGCCAGCTCGTGATCGATTCTGTGGTGGAGCGGCTACGCATTGAGGAGTTTCGGCCGGCGGATACGGATAACCCATCAGAGGCGATCACCGCATTGATCAAGGGCTGGTGTGCAAGCAACCGGCTCGACGCCTTGCTGGACGATGTGCACGAGGCGGCGTGCCGGGACGGTCGGGCGTATCTGCTGGTCGATTGGAACGGCCAGCGTCCCCGTTGGACCATCAATCTCGTGTTCGACGGCACACAGGGCATCCGCATGATCAGGGATGCGAGCACGGATGGGGCCCTGTTTGCTGTGAAGACCTGGCAGGTCAACGATATCCTCAATCCGGTGAACAATGGCAGCACGCGCAAAACTCTCTATTTCCCCGACCGGGTGGAGAAGTACATTTCGGCCAGCGACAGCAATCCGGGCATTGCCGGCACGCGGTGGGCGCCCTACATCGATGCCGACGGGGAGCCGTGGCCCATTCCCTGGGTGGATGCGCAGGGCCAGCCGCTGGGTATCGCCGCAATCGAGTTCCCCAATCCTGGCGGCAGCGAGATCGAGCAATTGCTCCCACTGCAGGATATGCTGAACAAATCAGACCTGGATGTCATCGCGGCATCGGACGCGAGCGGTTTCCGTATCTTGTATGTCACCGGCGCCCAACCCAAGCTCAAAACGGATGGTGCCGAAGAATCGGAAACCATCGGCCCGGCCAAACTGATGCGTCTCACAGATCCGAATGCCAAGCTTGGCGCGATCGATGCGAGCGATCCCACTAGTATCATCGCCAGCAGTAAGTACTGGATCGAGTCATTGGCCGGCATCAGCCGGACGCCCCAGTACCTCTTCCAGGCCCTCGGGGCTGACCAGCCCTCGGGTGAGAGCCTGAAGGAGCAAGAAGTCGGCTTACTGCATAAAGTCCAGCGGCGGCAGACCGTATTCGGCAATGCCTGGGAGGATGTGCTCTACCTCTCCGCGAGGCTGCAGACGCTCTATAGGCCCCAGGATGCCGCCGACATCGGCATCGTAGACACGATCTGGGCGAGCGCTGAGGAGTTCGTTGACGACATAGCGATCCAGCAGGTGGAGGCTGCGGCCCAGAAGACGGCTGCGGAGGCGGCTATCCTGCGACAGCAGCTGGGGGTGAGCCAGGCGCAGATACTGCGTGAGCTGGGCTACACGGATGAACAGATAGTCCAGATGGAGCAGGAACGCGAGGCGGGGACCGCTCAGCTCGGCGAAACTCTGCTGCAGGCATTTGAGAGGGGTCAGTAGTGCCATCCCCGTCTGCCATCGACTCGACGGTCCAGAAGTTCCGCTCGGAGCTCCTGCGCCGCGAACGGGCCGCGGCATCCCAGATGACACAGGCCTATGGGGCGATATGGGTTCGGCTGCGTCGGCAATTGGTTGTGCTGATGGAGCAGTACGAGCAAGTGGTCAGGACTGGCGGAACGGTCGGCGTCTCATGGTTGTTCGAGCGCGATCGGATGCAGGCCCTTCTGGATCAGACATGCCGCGAGCTGGCCGCATTTTCTCAGGATGCCACGACTGCCGTCGAAGCGGGGCAACTGATTGGATTGGAAACTGGCGCTGAGGCGGCCACGGCATTGGCCCAGACAGGTGGCGTGATTGGCACGAGCTGGAATGCCTTGCCCAGCTGGGTGATCGAAAACGCCATCGCAGCACAGCAACCGGGCTCGCCACTGCGCGCCATTCTGGATAGGCTGGGACCGGATGTCAGTGCGGGAATGCGAGAGGAGCTGATCAACGGCGTGGCGCTCGGCCTCAATCCGCGCATAGTCGCGGCCAATGTACGCCGCCGGTTCGGCACGGGACTGGACCAGGTCTTGCGCATCAGCCGCACAGAGATGTTGCGCTCCTACCGGCTGGCTGCCACGCAGAATTACCGCGCCAACGCGGATGTGGTGGTCGGCTGGATCTGGCATTCCGCCCTCACGATGCGCACCTGTGCGATGTGCTTTTGGATGCATGGTTCATTGCACAGCCTCAACGAGGAGATGGATGACCATCCAAACGGCCGATGTGCGCCAATTCCATACACGCGCTCGATGGCCGAGGTGGGCGATACGCGCGTTTATGTCGAACCTGGCGAGGATGTCTTCGGACGTATGCCCGAGACAGATCAGCGGGCCGTGCTGGGCAACGCGGCGTATGGGGCATACCAGTCCGGCGAGGTCAGCCTGCAGGATTTTGTGGGCCAACGGTATGATGCGCAATGGGGCAGCACCAGGTACACACGTAGTCTGAAGCAGATCAAAGGAGGCTAGGATGGTGACACAGATCCAGGTCTATCCGATCGGCGACAAATGGATGATGGTCCAGTTCAATCGGTTCGAGGCATTCATGTTTGAGCTGGCCATGTTCGGTCTGGCCGTGGCAGCCTCTAACCTGCTACATCAGCTGCTTGACATCCGACGCAATCCGTAGTAGCATAGAGACAAGAACCCACCACTGGTGGGGGACATATCGACCTGAGCGGGCATAAGCGCTCCGCGACACGACGTGTCGGCGGGGCGTTTTTTATTTGGAGCAGTCAGATGCCATACCCGAATGAACATGCGGCCCGGGTCCGCAATCCAGCTGAGTTTATTGCTGGGAGCTTTCGGAGCAAGGAGATTCCGAAACCGGAGGGCGGCAAGGGTGGCGTCCGGATGATCATGGGAAAGCTGAAAGGCGGAACCGGCTCTATGGTCGTCCAGGCATATCGATTTCCAATCGATCTATACACAGTCGCAGAGGCGAAGCAATGGTTGAAGGACAATGACGTCAAGTACATCAGCTTCGAGCCGGCTACGAACAAGTGATGCCATACAAGATCTTCAAAACCGGCCCGATCAGTAAGCCCTATTGTGTATATCGCGTCAATGAGGACGGTGAGAAATTCGGAGAATCATTCGGCTGTCATCGCACCCAAGGGGAGGCGATGCGACAGATTCAAGCAATCGGT